GTATCTGACCCGCAGATTCGCGACAGTTTAGCCCACAAAGGCCTTCAAGTCAAGCAAATTACATAACTCTGTAGATACAAATCCGAAGCTACGGAGCTATTCGGAACCGGTCCGATTTGCCGGTATTCGAGGGCCGGATTATCAGCCGAATTTTCAGTAAGCACACTAATGCCGATTTCGGAGCCCGTTCTGGCTTTTGATCAAGCGGCTGCTTTGCGGAAGGATTCCAACAACAGCCGTACATCAGTATCCAGATCAGCGTCCACGAAGAACGGCTCGAAGTCGGCGGACCTTGTCCAGATCCTGGCGGTTTGGATCAATGCCGCCCGCTCCACTGATGCTGGCCAGCGCAGGATATCCATGGTGGTGTTGTCTGCGTGGGCCACTGCGGTGGTCCCGTTCAAACCTCTAGTCACCGTGAGATTGTTGCTGGATATCGCAGTGATCAGCATCTGTTCTGAACCGATCAACACCGTTTGGCCGATCTCAAACTGCGTCCCATCATCCACGGCCACTGTGGTCTTGGTGGTGGTCATTGATGCGTCATCAAGGTCGGTCCCACCGTACTCGGAGAATTGGGAGTAACCCCAAATGCCCACGAGTTGGAAGTTCTGTTCGCCAAGAGCGAAACCGGCTGCTTTGTCCCCTTCGGCCCTTGCTCTCAGAGCGGTGTATGGGCTTCCCCAGTGCTGGGTCGGTCCTGCGTTATAGGGCTGCAGCCAGTAATCGGTGCTGGACCAAGTCTGGTTGAAACTGAGGTCTCCGTTGTCGTCCTCTTTGAGAGATGTAACCGAGACAAGGTCGGGAACTAATAACTGGGCGGCCCCCCGGCCATCGAAAAGCAGGGTGTCGGTCCGCGGGTAGAAGTGCCGGTTGCAATAATGATCGATCCATTCAGACACAGATAAAAGCAACTGGAACAGCTCGTCATCGTCGCCCGTACCACTGGCCGGGTCTTTGAGCAGGCTGTCATCTTTGAGTTTTGCGAGATCGCCGTACAGCGAGCGATACGCTTCTCGGGCCATCGGTCACCTCCTGGATAAATCTCTTGAGCATTCGCTAAACGTGGATGAGGACGCGCGGCATTCCAAAGAGCCCAGCGGGCCAGTTAGGATTCCTCGACGTATTCGATGATTACCTTGTGGGGGTTCGCCGGAGCGAATCCCCGCCACCGGCCGCTCAACACCTCGTTCCGTTTGCCGCGCGGCCCTTGTTTCCTAAGGAAGACACGGGTTGCGGCGGTCCCTTGGTCCGGGACTGCCAGGACATCGATCCCCTTATTGGGGCCGGTAATCATGGTAGGCGCGTCGCCAAAATACAGTTCCCACAGGTGCCTGCCATCTGTGGCGTCCTGCAATATCTTGGCCCGTATGAACCTGACACGCCGGCCTGCCCTAGGGGTTATGATCGTCTGCTGCCAGAGGTCTGTGCTTGAGTCAACTACCTTGATCAGCAGGCGAAAGGGGCGTTGGCGGACCCTTGTGCGGCGCCGGCGCCTGGCCAACCGCTACGCCTCCTCGGTGTATTCAACTATCACTTTGTGTCCTGACGTGGGCGGAGTCCCCAGCCAACGGCCGCTGAGGACCTCGTCCCATTCGCCCCGGGGGCCTTGGTCCCGGAGAAACGTCCTAGTTGCGGCCTCTCCACTGTCCGGGATATCGAGAATGTCGATGGCCTTTTCTGGATCGGTGGTGATATCCGTGCTGGTCCCCAGATAGAGCTCCCACAGGCGTCTGCCAGCGGCCTGCTCTTGTATCACCCGTACCCGCAGCACGCGGATACGGCGCCCCTTGGAGGGTGTGATGAGCGTGTCTCGGGTGTTGGAGGTATTGGAATCGTGCGCCCAGACCAACGCGACGTATGGCCGGCGGCGGACGCTGACGGAGCGTCTGGTGGTCATTTCAAGACCCGGCCGAACCCCGCCCCACCCAAGATACCGATGGACGCGAGAGCCGCCCGAAGAGCGGTTCCGTTGATGCCCTGGCTGAGGGCGTATCCCTCCAGCCCGGCTATGGTGAGTATCCCAACTAGGGTCACCACAGCCCAGTTCCTGGCTGGCCAGTTCTTCGGCCGTGTCTCTCCTAGATCAGTTGTGCGGGGCATCAGGTTTCGTCGCCTGAATATGGTCAACGTGTTTACTCCTATGGTTTGTTCCGTGCTACTTGTGAGAGGCCAGGACCGGGCTGAAGATTACTCTTCGACTCCGAAGACCATGCCAGACACGGTGCTGGTGGCGGTGACGTCCAGATCCAGCGTATTGTCGGCGGCGGCCAGGGCCACGCCATCTCCGATGTCCGGCAAGTTATGCACGCCCGCGGCCGCCAGAAGCGGGGTTTGGGCGATCACCGTGCCCGGCGTGCCGCTGTCTTGGAATTCCAAGGCCGCTCCGGCCGTGCTGGAAAGGCTCCAGCCCAGCAGCCTGACCGTCTTGTCGCTGGCCGGTGTCCAGACCGTGACTGGAGTCCCGGCGGTTACAGCCACAGCATCGATGATTTTGAAGGTGACAGGGCGGTATTGGGCTTTGGTGATCAACCGTCCCGCCGAGTCAACCAACAGGTAGACGTTGTCTCCGTCAGCCACTGCGGCGGGAGTCGCCTGATATTTGGACCCGACCCGCGTTAGCCTGTCTTTGGTGTCCGCGGGACTGTCATGGGGCCCGTCTGCGTATCCCATATTTGATCGATTCCCCTTTTATCTAGCGTTGGATCGGGCAGAGGCTGGCGGTTAGGACAGAGGCACGTATTCGATCACGACGGTCCCGGCCAAGCTGGCGGCGTTCTGGGTCAATATCTTGCCGGTGATGTAGTCGTTGGTCCCGCCGTTCTTCTCCCACTTGAGGGGTTCCCCGCCGTTGGTGCCGGCGTCGTCGTGCCGGTCAGCGACGCCGGTCGCGTTGAGATCAAGGCCGTCGATGATGCTGTCGCCGGTGCTGGTGGCATCGGCGGCCACATCCACATCCAGCACTGAGCTGGCAGTGCCGCCGGCGGTTGTGATGTCGACGATGACGTTGGTCACGATGCAGTCCACACCCTCAGGGTTCTGGACTGCGAAGGCGAAGGCGTTGGCATTGCCCGCGGCCAGGGCTTCTACGATGTAGCGCTTGGCGACGTAGGCGATGCCGCTCTGGTCGGGCGGAATCATGTTCTTCACGGCCTCGGCTACCGGGTCTTTCTGACTGATTGTTGTCATTTTTCCTCTCTATTAGTTGGACTCTTTTCTGTGTGCGTCCAGATTGGCGTGAGATTGACTCAGCCTTGGGGGCCACGACCGAATTAGGTCATGGCCCCATGAAAACGCGGTTGCACCGCTAGACGCCGGTTATGTTGTAGTGGAGGGCGGTGTGGGTGGCGGTCGAGCGGCTTCCGGACCTTTCTTGGAGCCCGATCCGGAAACTGACAACCATGATGTTCTGCCGCTTCTGGGCGTCGCGCACCGTCTCGATGGTCAACTCCCGTTTGAAGCCGACCCGCCACTGAGAGCGGTTCACGATGAGCAGCCGGCCGGTGTCTGTGCCGTTCCCAGCGTCGGTTACTTTGCCATCGGTGTCGGCCAGAGCCATCTGCTCCGAGACGATCACCGGGATGCCTTCCACAGCGCCCAACTGGCCGGTGAGCAAGGTCGCCTGCGAGCCGAACTTGTCCAGGGTGCGGAAGTTGGACACGCTGAGCGCCCGGATGAAGGTGTTCACGTCGGTCACGTACACGGTCTCCGAAGGCCGCACGCCGTACTTGCCCAGCTTGGAGCGGACCTCATTGAACATGTCATCGGAGACGGCGGCGTTGTGGTCTGTGGCCTGCCCGGTGTTGTCGACCAGCGGCAGATGCAGCAGGCCGTCGAATCCCAAGAGCCACTGGCCCTTTCCGGCATCGGTGCTGGCGATGGTGGCGCCGTCGGCGTTGATATTGTTGGTGACGGTGGTGTCGCCGTTCAGGATCACGTCGTCGATAACCTCACGGGCGTTCCGCATCAAGCTGCGGCGCAGCTCTTCCATCATGGCGATCACCGAGTCCTCGTCCAGGTCGTAAGACCAGGGGACTTCAGCCACCAGTTCGTAGGCAGTGAGAGTCTGACGGGCGGTGGTCAGACTGGTGGACTTGGTGGCTACGTTCTCGGCGCCCGGGTACCAGTTCACATCGCCCAGTTGCAGGGGGATCTGGAACGGGTTGCTGGGCATCTGCACCGTGTTGAACAAGGGCGCGACCGAAGTCTCCAGGTTGACGTCGTCCCAGAGGGCGCGGGCTTCTTGGGTGTCCACCAACTCGTCTCCAGTGCCTGACGTGGTGGAGTCCATGGCCGCTTTCAGATTGGACTGCCAATCTTCCAGCATCCTGGGGTTTACGCCGGTGGGTTCCCGCATCTGGGCGGTCAACAGACTGCGGACACACGCCATGTCCAGGTGGTCCAGCCCGGCGCACTTT